TTATTTTCCTTCCCTTGCTCTTAGGAGTCTTTCCATCAAATCATTCTGTGGAGCAGCATCATCATAATCTGTGCTGCAGTTCTCCTTCACAATCTGAAATATTTCGTTCCAGAGCCTTACTGCCTGGTTCATATAGTTGATGCCAATGTTAATGAACGGAGATGGGATTGGTTTCTGTGTTGTTGGGTGCTTTGAAAGAAATCCCAGCTTGTTGGTCATCTCTTCGCACTGAATCCATCTTGCAGAACACATCGCATATCTTTCCAACAGCTGTGGAGATACCTTCGATGAGCATCCGATCTTGTTTAGCCAGTTCCATGTTTCCGTATAGATTTCGTGAGCCTGCAGTTCACTTCCGTCTCTCTGTTCTGCAGACAGGAAGTCGTGTGGCTTTGGCATCTCCACACCTTCCACTTCAGGAATATCCAGGACTTCTAATTTTCTGCCACCTGGATTTCCGTTCTTTGCTTTCTCGGATACAGCCGTTTTCTTGCGACCTGCACCAGGTCTTGCACCACCACGGCCACCGATGTTATTCGATTTTGTAGGCACGTTAAGTACACCCTCCTTTAATTACCCTTTTGATTTCGCATTTTTCACACGCAAGACCCCACGCCGTTCCCCGGGACCTTGATGCGTTTGAGATTTGAACCGCCCCTGGGTCACTTATCGTAGCTGTATACACGATGTTTTTTGCTTCCTTGATAATCACCACGCTCGGCGTGAATCTTTGCATGACATGACTTACATAAAGCAATGAGGTTAGACCTATCATGTGTTCCACCTTCTGACAGTGGCAGCTTGTGATGAACCTCATCAACAGGCACAAGGATTCCTTTCTCAAAACACAGTTCACAGAAAGGATGCTGTGATACATACTTGTCACGGATACGTTTCCATGATCTTCCGTACCTACGGCGTACAGCTGGATCTCTGCCATACTTCTCGTAGGAACGAGCCGCCTGTTTCTCGTGTTCCTTGCAGTACCTTCCATCAGTAAGGTTTGGACAGCCGGGGTAACCACACGGTTTCTTCGGTAGTCTCGGCAACTTCTCCACCTCCTTATGGGCATAAGAAAAGCCCTGCAGGTTTCCCCACAAGGCTGTAACTCATTCTATTTTGCTATTATAAGTATAGCACATCCCTTATGCGACTTATAGATGAACTCGGGGTGAACTAGGGTGAACTGGGGTGAACTCTTTCAAAGTTTTCTATTGCTCTGTTATGAATTCGCTGTGTCCACCTTAATGTGTAATGTACCTTCGTTGCAATCTGGTTCATTGGCATAAACATCAGATATCTGTAGCGAAGGATAAGCTGTTCATACGGGTCTTCCAGTTTATCGATTTCTGCATCGATTTCCTTCTTCATATCTTCAAGCTTTTCATAGTCAGCTTTTATCTCTTCTTCCAGATCACCGATTTTGCCAAGGTATCTTACAAAGGGAGGTTCAAGATTTCTTGTTCCCGAAAACTTCTCTTCAAAGCTTGGGGAAGAAACACTTGTTGATAATTCCTTATAGCATTCCAGCTTGATAAGTTTATCATTAATCTTGTTATTTAGAATGAACGGTCTGTTCAGATAATCTTTAGCCGTCATAAGCACCACCTCCGATTCTTGCCTTAACCGCATCGATAAGATCTGTCTGTGTTTTCTCTTTGAGCCTTAATGCCTTCATCACATCTTCATCAATGGTATCCTTTGAAATAATGTGGTGTATGACAACCGTGGATTTCTGCCCCTGTCTCCATAACCTTGCATTGGTCTGCTGATAGAGTTCCAATGACCAGGTAAGGCCAAACCATATAAGGGTCGAACCACCACTTTGCAAATTCAAGCCATGTCCGGCACTCGCAGGGTGGATTACAGCAATCGGTATCTCGCCATTATTCCAATCTTTGATATCCTTTGAAGTCTTGATTTCACGAACCTTGAATCTTTCCCTGATTCGCTCCAAATCGTGGTTATACCAGTAAGCTACAAGTACAGGCTTGCCATTTGCACCTTCAATCAAGTCCTCAAGTGCATCAAGCTTACGGTCATGAATATGGAACACCTTTTTTTCTTCGTTATAGATAGCACCATTTGCCATCTGCAGAAGTTTACCTGAAAGAGCAGCTGCATTTGCAGCATCAATTTCTTCATCTTCCAAAGACACAACCATTTCCTGCCTTAATTCGTCATATACAGACCATTCCTTTTCTGAAAGCTTTACTTCCACTTCGTTCATAATGCATTCAGGCATTTTAAGAAAATCTGCCGACTTCATAGAAATCGTAATATCCGATATCAGTCTGTAGATTGCATCTTCCGCACCCTGTCTTGGTTTGTAGGAAAATATCATCTGCTGATTTCGTTTATCCGGCACAAAGAAATTCATACGATAATGTGTGATGTATCTTCCGAGCCTTTCTCCCGTGTCGAGGATTCTGAACTCTGCCCATAAATCCATAAATCCATTACTGCTTGGAGTTCCTGTAAGACCCACTATTCTTTTTACCTTTGGTCTTACTTTAAGAAGGCTCTTGAATCGTTTAGCCGATGCAGACTTGAAAGACGATAATTCATCAATGACAACCATATCGAAATAGAATGGAAAGCCACTTTTGTTGATAAGCCAGTCCACATTTTCTCTGTTGATCAGATAGATACCAGCACTTTTTCTTAATGCCTCTTTTCGCTCCAACTCTGTACCTATGACCACCGAATAGGTCAGTCCCTTTAAGTGATCCCACTTTTCTATTTCAGCAGGCCATGTATCTCTTGCTACTCGAAGGGGTGCAATGACCAGAACCTTTCCAACTTCAAATCTGTTATAGAGAAGTTCAAAGATTGCCGTTAAGGTAATCACACTCTTTCCGAGTCCCATTTCTAAAAGAACTGCTGCCACAGGATGTTCCAGTACAAAGTTCGTTGCATAAGTCTGATAATCATGAGGATTGTATTTCATCAATGACACCCCCAATCACATCAGTGTTATCAACCACATAGCAGGGAAAACCCAAAGCTGATAACTGTTTCATTCTTCTTTTCTGTAAGGCTCTTGGTTTCTTGCCAGGAGCCTTGAGTTCTATAAAAGCTATTCTCCCTTTTGGAAGAAGAACCAGTCTGTCCGGCACTCCGTCAAATCCGGGAGATGTAAATTTGATGCAGAATCCACCTGCAAGCTTTACAGCCTTTACAAGCTTCTGCTCTACTTCTTTTTCACGCATTCGTGCCACCTCCATCAATGCTGAATTTGATGGTGTGACAGGGTAAGACTGTCATTTCCTATACTTTATATATAGACTTAATTTTTTTACTCTATAGAAAAGGATAGTAAATAGCCGTCATTAACTGTCACACCTACTGTCATTACTCTTCTTCCATAAAGTCCGTCTTGAGTCTTAAGCCTTTAATGTATCTGCCTTTACGGTCACGATATCTTTCAAATCCGACCGTTTCCAAGGCTGTGTAGAAATCTGTTGTGCTTCTTGTAAACTCACCCACCTGGGTACAGAAGATTCGATACTCGTTATATACCTCGCTCGACTTTGCCACATAGGCAGGGTCAAGTTCGCAGCGTTCACTTAAGAAGTAGGAAAGCCAGTCATTACTTTCCTTATAATGCTCAATGGCATCACGCACCTTCTGTGGTGGGTCAATCTTGTAATTGTCTGCGATTACCTTTCTTGCACCTTCGATTACCCATGTAAGGATTGCTCCACCAGCCTTTTCAAACAGATAGTCTGCATAGTTCTTAATATCAGCACTTCCTTCAATCTTGGCATCAAACGGAATAACGATAAGTCTTCTCCAGGTACCTTTATCAATCGCACCGACCTTTGGCAGATGGTTGGTATAAAGCACAAGTGTATGTGTCGGAGTATATGAGAACGGATCTTTATACTTCTTTTCAGCATAGATTTCATCGGTAGAACAAAGCTGCTTAACATTGGCAGTATTCAATCTCATGCCTTCTTCCAACTCTGCTGCAATGAGCATTCTCTTACCCTTTGCTTCAGCAAGTTCCGGCTTAACATTTCTTCTGCATCCAACAGTCAGCATATCGGCAGAGATGTTTCCTGAGTATGTGCCAAGCACTCTTGCGATAACATTCCAGAAAGTAGACTTACCATTACGACCTTCTCCATATGCGATAATAAGAGCCTCCACATACACCTTACCGATTGCAGACAAACCAACCATTCTCTGAACATAATCAATAAGGTCAGCATCCCTTAAAAAGAAGGTGTCAAGTGCAGCTGCCCAGATATCAGCTCCATCACTTGATGGGTCAACAGTTGTCTGCTTTGTGATGAAATGCTCTGGTCTGTGTTCCATCGGAAACTTGGTGCCCTGTCTTAAATCATAGGTAAGAGTCGGTGTGTTCAGCATGAACTCATCGGCATCAAGGTTTCTCTGTTCCACTTCAAGCATCGGACGAGCCTCTTTTAATGTGGCAGCAATGTTCTTTGTATCTCTTCGCTTAATGGCATATTTCTTATAGACAGAAGCATCTTCATACATCTCGTAGGCATGAGCCTGCTGCTTGTTGAACATCTGCACGGCTTTCTTCGGACCCACGGATACAAGAATCTCCATGCCACCATTCTTTACAAGTTCATCCATAGCCTTCTTCATTTCGGTTTCGGCCTCTGCAAGCTGTCTTTCCGTCAAATCCTGGGAAACACCCTGGGACTTTGGTTTTGACTCTTCCCAGAAACTGCCGTTGTAAACCATGTAATCAGTAGATGGGGAATAGCGAAGGATGTCCTTATATTCGGTTGCAAGAACCGTAGCCTGTCCAACATCGGAGAAGTCTTCCGGCTTTAATCTGCAATCGGAGTTGTACTGTTCAGGTGGAATGTATCCTTCCTGGTTCGATACCTTGTTACCGAACTTTGATGCACTTCTCCATATCACCTTGAGTTCACTTTCAGGAAGTGGCGGGTTACAGAGTTCTGCCTTCTTAAGGAAAATCTGATAAGCCTCTTCTGTATTTCCATATCTCTTGATAATCTTTCCTGCAATGTGGCTCATGGTGCTATTACGCTGACCTTCCGGCACCTGCTCAAGGCTTGCATCGAAATCTGCAAAATCATCCTCTTCCAGATAATCAAGAATGGTTTTATCCCCTTCATAGAACTCCACTTCATCAGAGTCATTGCCATAAAGGAATCTTGCAGAATCTAATGCGTTGGTATCGTAATATGGGAAAGCATCAGCAATCTTGCGTTTCATGGCTGCATACTCTTCTCCATCCGTTACCTTTGGTATAGGGAAGAACACATGAAATCTCGGTCTTGCCGATTTGTCACCCTTTGGAAGATTGTGGTGTCTGCTGTAAGATGCGGCGAAAACAACTCCCGGAATTGAAAGTGCAATATCAAAAGGAGTAAGCCAGTCTTTCGGGTTCTCTGAATGGTCATTGTCACAGTCAAGAGGGATACAGTCGGAGGATTCAAAGTTATCCTTACTGCGGTAGTTTCCCTTGTACTTAGCAGTGACATGATCCATCTTGGTTGCTGCGATAAAGGACTCTTTATCCGTTACAACATTCTTATTGGGATACAGACAGTTACCGCTGTTGCCGACACAGTCTGCTGAATAAACAGTAAAATTAATCATATTCTCCGACCTCCTTCAAATCCTGAGTAAACCATCTAATCCTCATTCTTCGTTTCTTGGCAACACCAATCTCACGAGCCATGCCACGGTTTATCACACCACCGAAGACCCAGACCTCTGTGCATTTGCCAAGAAGTACATAATTGAAATGCATAGCCATCTCTCTTTCAGCCTCATTACCGTCATCCATGAACTGCGGATATAAAAGATGAGGTGTTACCGGGATAGCATTTTCATCAACAGCAAATCTGCTGTATCGTTTTGCATTCTTTACATTGGTTTCAACATCACCAGCATATGGACTGCACACATACACCAAAGGAAGATAGGCAGCCTTTTTATCAGCTGCCATTTCCTCACGGTGGATGTTGGTAAGAGCCTCATATGTGGTTGGGTCAAAGTACCCTTCGTGATTAAACTTATCAACACCCATATCTCTTAATCCTCCTGTTCGATAACTGGTAAGATGCCTTCATTCTTCAAAAGGTCATAAAGGAAAAGTCTGCCCTTCTGAGTCCAGTAGGTATGCATCACACTTCTGCTCTCATCGATTGCGTAGGTACGGGACTGTGTGTATCCGCACTCTGCATAATGCTGATATAAAAGCCAGGTCTTTCTGAACTTGTACTGAACCCCAAGTTCGTGAAGAAGTTCATTGAACTTGCGACCGCTCATACCGTAGTCCTTTGCAATCTGTGTAATAGGTACTGTGTTCTTGTTCTGTAAAATAAGGTCATAGTAGCTTGCCTTTGGCTGGAGTTCTGCAATCTGCTGACGCTGAACAAGTGCCAGACATTCAAGCTGCTTTCTTCTCTCACGCTCTTCCTTAAGCTGTGTGAGTGCTGCAATCGCAAGATCAGGATTTTCCAAGATTTCATCGATGGCATACATTCCATGCTTACGGATGGTCGGAAGAACTTCTGATGTAACCCAGTGCTTGAACTTCTTCGCATTCGGCATCTTGCTTGAAAGGATAAGACTGTAAAGTCCAGACTCATTGATGATGATGGTTTCCTTATCCTGTTTTCCATCAAAAATCATGACCTTGTGTCTGTCCTCTTCCTCTACATGGCGGTTGATATCTCGACTACCGTTCTGGTACCCGAGAATGTCTGCTACATCCTTGCCGACAAACATAACCTCACCGTTTACAGTTGCTGTTCTTACAGAGCCAAACTCTGTGCTGTTAAATACTTGTAATTCCATACGAATTACCTCCTTAAATTAATTTCTCGGAGGTGTCACCCTCCTACCTGGTAGCCTTGGGAGAAGGGTTAAAAGGACGTTTTTGAAAAAACTTTTTTTAATTTGTTGATTGCACGTCTGTAACGATGACTGACAGTATTGGCATCCTCACCGATTTCTGCTGCATACTCACCAACGGTGTAACCATCAAGTGCAATGGCAATGACCATATCTGCTACCGCAGGTTTAAGAAGACTTCTCAAAGTTTCACAGCACTCTTCGTATTCAAACTGGTTATGTACTCCGTCAATAGAACTGTTAAAGGCTGACTTATCAGCTGCTCTGTACATGATTGCTTCTTCGGTGTTGACCTCAACTGTTCCGTCCTTGCTCTTCATATAAGCATTGCCAGTATGACGGTCATGCTTGTGCCAGCTGTTGTAGTCGGGTCTGTTGAATCTCTCCTCGATTACATCCTGGATTCTCTGTTCGTAGTCTTCCTGGCTTTCATTTTCTGAAATGGAGATATTAAGCCATCTCTCCAATTCCACGTTTTCGACCTCAAGGGTCTGGTACTCGTTCTCATAACGAATCTTGATTTTCATAAAGTTCCTGCCTTTCTGCCTGGTTCTTGCAGAAGGGCAATGGGAACAAATAAAGGCCGGTGCTTGTAGAAGTACCGACCAATGAAGCCTGAAAAAGGGCATAAGGAAATAAGGGTACCTCTATCACGCCTTCCACAGGTTGTCCTGTGGTTGATGTCGATATCTGTATCCCAATGCCCTTATAGCTAATCAGGCCTTGTGATATTTAATATTTGAGTGTCTGCCACTCAGTTTGATACACAATGATTTATGTATCAAAATCAATGTCAGATCATTTTTGAGATGAACCAAAAATATGTATAAACGAGCATTTCTTTACGAACGCATAATTTGTTCACGGGAAAGTGTAGAATTTTGCAAATTTTTCTGATATAATAGTTGATAGACAAATTCCCACAGACCCATTGAACTTATGCAAGCACCTTGTTGCTTGTTTTTTACACTTACGAGTATAGACTATTGGTTTGGTAGAACCTGGTAGTGCCGGGTAGTCTTCGGTAGTCTTGGGTTGAAATGAAGAAAGAGGTGGATTATGGAATTCACAGAATTTGCAGAAATACTAAAACCCATCATCGGTGGTTCATATAGCACTCATGTTTTTACAAGAACACTTTTTGAAACAATCATTACCGAAGATGGTTTATTACAAATTGAAGATATAAGTGAAAACACATTTAAGGCTTATTACAATGGTAAAACACAAGTTACTAAAATAGCCCAGCGTGTACTACCACATATAGAACCGGAACAGTTCATTTCATATTTGGATGATTTCCCAGAAGCAACAACTCAAAGATTGTGCGATGCTTTTCAACCTTATATAGATGACATTGACCTATATAATGCCTCACAAAAAATTGCATACCTGTTTGAAGAAATACTTACAGTAGCCGCTTCACGAAAAAGAAAAAGCACTCCGAAGAGTGCTGATAAAACCCCGCATGATATTCTTGAAGAGAAGATGCTGGCATCTGGACAGGCAGTAGCCGATGCGTGGGGTAACGCAGTAAGCAACCTGGTAAATGGACTAGATGGCAACAATGCTGCCGGGACAACAAGTGTTCCACTTCCAGAAGTACAGGAAAATGAATCTCCCTATTCTTCTGAAGACAATTTACTGCTTGAAGAATTCACGGCTGATTATGATGAAATCATGGTTACTCTCATTGGAGAAAACTATGCTTCATCATTAATCGACATGACTCTGCCATGTAAAATAAAAGACTTGTACGAAACCAAATGGATGGCAAAAGCAGATATATTTGCTGATCCATCTTTAAAATCGTATGTTTTTGGTTTACTTGGCGAATTAAACAATATAAGCAACAGTTTTTTAGTCAGTGGCTCTGCAACTCCTTTTTTAGGAAGTTCCAGAACCAAAATACGCAATTTATATGTAAAGCTTCATCCCGACCAGTTCGCCGGAACATTTCCGTATGATGCGTTTATCGATGACTGGGATGATGGAGAATATTATTAATCGGAAAGGAGGATGTTGATGCCATCGATTGATGAATCCATCCGTAAAATAGACAACGTCATATGTAGGCATTTAGATGAAATAGAAAACAATTCTCGTGGTGCTATTTCTCAAGACATTTTAGAGCAGCTGACAAAGTTCGTAAATCATGTCATGCTCAAGTTTTATGCCAACGGCAGAGAAATACCCATCACTGCCGAAAATATAGCAAAGGCCACAGAGTTTGCACAGATAAACAGTGATCTGTACACTTTATATAAATTCCATAATTACCTGGAAGTAGTCACCACACAATATACATTGGATGAAGACGGCTCCGAACGATTGATGCTTAAGTATTACCAATACTTGTTAGAAGCGAAGAATCTTATTTGGCACTACTTTGGTATAGAAGTACTACATAATTTAGATAAGTTCCCTCTTCATTTAGATGATACCTTACAGGAATACTATAAAAAGATTTCTGAAAAAATAGAACGACATCCTGTGGAATTCCATACCGACAGCAAAGACAAATACTATATTCAGAAAATCAAACCGCTGTTTGTAAACAGAAGAATATATTATGAAATCACATTTACACCTGTAGATGATAGAAAAAACAAATCCAAGTCTAACAGAGTAATTGCTTTTACTAAACTTCCAATTAAAAGCAATTACGCATCAAAGTTTCATCTCGTACATGAAACTATCGAGATATTAGGAAAAACAATGCCTATCATCATTATTGACGGCTGGGAAGTATCCATTCGTGACTGTGAATTCCAAAATTTTATCAAGCTGATAAAAGGCGAGAAAAAAAGAGTACCGTATCCAGAGCAACGCTTAATCTGTGAGTTCCTTACCAGAACAAGATACACTTTGACTGCACTAATGGATTTCCCTGATCACGCCTATGATAGGATTACTCTCGATTGGAAAAACAACCTTAAATCTACGGTGTTTATTCCTATTTTAGATTACTGTAGAGATCTTATCCGAAAAGGTCGTAATGGAAAGAATGTACTGCGATACCTTCTCTATAATATGAACAACGTTATTATTAAAGGACAATATTCAGACGGATACTATAGCAAATACTATGAAGAATGGATACACGCCGGAAACAGTTATCTTTCTGGTCTGTATTTATCAAACGGTTGCAGTCAGTTTGATTCTTTGCCATTTAACAGATCTCCCGTTGGTCATAATCCAAAATTAGGTGCTGTTTTTGATTGTATTCCATGTAAAGACAAACGCCCGGAATTATTCGCAAGGTTTATAAGAAATAACACTGAAGGCAGAGGGCAGCTTTTTACTGATGTTGATGAACTAGGTAATTTTCCTGATTACCCAAGACTCATCGAACAGTATAACGATAGTCTTTATTCAGGGCACAGACCTGAAAGTGATTTAATGCTTGAACATAATCAAGTATTTATAAACGATTACAAACTTGATACTTGCACTGTAATTGAAAAATTACAAGAGTTGGCAGAATCAGGTATTGAGAACTACAGTGCCGATGTTGATGTTTGGCTACTATTTGGCGATTACGAAATTGACTGCGATGAAAAGAAAGATATCATCACCCGTATATTTTCGGAATCAAAAGTTGGTGTGATATATGGTTCAGCAGGTGTAGGAAAATCTACGCTAATAAACCATGTTTCTCACTACTTAAATGAGGAGTCCAAATTATATCTAACCCAAACAAATCCAGCAAAAGAGAACTTGATGCGAAAGATTGATGCTGAAAATACTACTTTTTCAACAATTGAGAGTTTCAAACGTCAAGGCTCTGCTTTTATAAAATATAAATTATTGGTTATCGACGAGTGTAGTACCGTCAGCAACAAAGATATGGTTGAGGTTCTTCAAAAGGCAAATTTTGAAATGCTTTTATTGGTTGGAGACACTTATCAGATTGATGCCATTCAATTTGGAAATTGGTTCTCGGTATTAAAAGCATTTTTACCAGAAAGTGCTGTATTTGAACTTACCCAACCCCATCGAACAAAGGATGAACGATTGCTTGAACTGTGGGATAAGGTCAGACAGATGGATGATACCGCAAAAGAAGTGATTGAAAGAGAAAGCTACTCATTAAAAGTAGATGAATCCCTACTCTCTTCTCTTGACCCAGGAGAGGCTATCCTTTGTCTGAATTATGACGGCTTATACGGAATCAACAACATCAACCGATTCTTACAGGAAAGCAATCCTAACCCTGCTGTTCAGTGGGACATTCAACAATATAAAGTTGGAGACCCGATTCTCTTTCTTGATTCAGATAGGTTCTTTCCTGTTATACATAATAATCTGAAGGGAATCATAATGGGAATAGAAATCCTAGACCCGGACACCCATGAAGAACGCATTCAGTTTGATGTTGAGATACCTAAAGCAGTAGATGAAAGTGATCTCAGGCGTATTAACCTCGAACTACTTGAATGTTGGGAAAGCGAAGGGAAATCGTTAGTCAGATTTTGCGTACACAAATTAAAGAGTGCTGACGAAGATGGAGATGAAAGTGCCTCATTGACTGTTGTACCATTTCAGATTGCATACGCAGTATCCATTCATAAAGCACAAGGTCTTGAATACGACTCTGTAAAAATAGTTATTACTGATGAGGTTGAAGAACTTGTAACACACAATATCTTCTACACCGCTATCACAAGAGCCAGAGAAAAATTAAAAATCTACTGGACTCCTGAGGTCGAAGAAAAGGTTATTAACCGAATCAGACCACGAGATATCAGTAAAGATGTAGAACTCTTGAAAAATTATCTCACAGAAAAACAGCAAGAAGAATCATTTGATTTTTAGTTGTAAAGCAAGGAGGTTGATTATGCGAATCAGTTACAACAAATTATGGAAAATGTTAATTGACAAGGAAATGAATAGAAACGACCTTAAGGAAGCTGCTGGAATCAGTGCAGCTTCTATTGCCAAACTAGGTAAGGGTGCAAACATCACAACCGATGTTCTTCTCAAAATCTGTGAGGCTATGGATTGTAAGTTGGAAGACATCATGGAAACTATAAAGGATTGAGGTGGAACGAATGCATCGTAAAACCCCGGTCGAACTCACGAATATGTGTATGATTTATGATCACCAAGGAAATGTACTTGTCGAAGAAAAGCTTGTACACAACTCCAAAGGATTAATTTTCCCAGGCGGTCACGTAGAAAGCAATGAATCGGTAGCTGAGTCTATGATTCGAGAGATTAAAGAAGAAACGGGACTCACGATTAGTAATCTTCAGTTCTGTGGCATTAAGGACTGGATAGAATTTGACGGTTCTCGCTATATGGTTTTCTTGTATAAGACCAACACATATTCTGGCAGCATTCAATCCTCATCAGAGGGAGAAATATTCTGGATGCCACTTGAGGAATTAAAGAAAAAAGAAACCTTATGGCATTTAAATATGATGTTAGAAATCTTTGAGGGTAATGGAGTATCAGAACTCTATTTCAATCGAAATCTCGATGCTCCTAACCCAGAACTAAAATAACAAACCAATGAAAGACTAAAATAAGGAGGAATTAATTATGTCAAAAGCTTCAGATGCATTTGAAAATGAAATAGTAGCAATGGTCAGTAAACATATTGGTGAAAGCCTACCCTCAACTCTACCTGATTGGATGCTTAAGGAAGGAATTGTTCCTGGTGCTAAAATAGTATCCGTTGATGGAATTGGTAGTAAAAGCAAAGATAATAAAACTGATGTTATTATCAAATTAAGCGTGGGAGAGCCAATTAAAATTTCTGCCAAACTTAGAAATGCAGATTATTTCGGAAATTGGTATGGTCACAAAAGATTCATAGCTGAGTTTGGGACGGCAGCTTTTGAAAGAATGACAAAGGCATCTACCGTTTGGGCTAACGAATGGGCAAAAACTGCAACTGCACCTTATGTTGGTGTAAGTATATGCTTTGGAAGAAGATCTGGAAAAACAGGGCAGGACTTTTTGGACATTTTCACTTCTGACGATATTCTTACCGTTGCTCGTGGTTACGGAAGCGGAGATCATGTTGCTAACTGTATGTACATTTCAAATAACAGTGCGGGTACTATCCAGTCTTTGATTAACAACATCGAGGAAATCACAACAGAGTCTGTTAATGAAGCAACTGAAAGTTTCAAGGTTGCTCATAGACCAATAAATCCACTTACCGAAGGAACAAATCGTGGAAAGAATGTATACACTCGATTCAAACCATACAAAAAGCTAGATACTAAAACAGTAATACGAGACCCAAAAGAACTTTTTAAATTGGGCGAGTTTGTCGAAGTAGAACCTAATGCGTTGAACCACAATCACATTCTAGATGATCTAGAGAGAAATTATAACATTGTAGTTCCAAGAAAAGGCAGATAAAAAATCAGGAGACTGTTTAAGCCGTAAACAGTCTCCTTTATTTTTACTCTAATGCAGCCTTAATTCCCAATGCTACTTCGTAAGCAAGATTAACTGGAACCGCATTTCCAATCATTTTGTATGCGACATCGGTATTCTCATAGATGTATTTAAAGTCGTCAGGAAATCCTTGAACTCTTGCAACTTCTCTAATAGTCATTCGTCTGTAAAGATGTTCTTTACCTTCAACGAATCTGCAGTCGTTTTTTCCAACTTTAACCATTTTAGGAGCTTGTGGATGAAGTTGGCACTGTCTGCCTGAAGCCTGAACAGTAAATCCTTGCTCATCCCAGTCTCTCACCCTATTTCTACTCATAAAAATAGTCGAGAACGCACCAGTGAAGTATTCGTTATTATTGATTGCGGCAGGATTATGTTTGTTTTTTTCTGCCGCCGGAACAGCAGTGTCCTGCAAATCCCAGATTATATCTCTCAGAGTGATTTTCTTATCATCATCCTCCGTAGAACCTTTTGGAAATTCAAACTTTATCTTTAAGTCTTTTCTGAAGCCGATATAAAATACTCTTTTTCTATCTTGGGCAACACCATAATCTTTGGCATTTACAAGCGTGAGTGATACATCGTAACCAGCCTCATCAAAAAGTCTCAATATATTTTGCACAGCCTCTGAATGTCTATTTGCTAACATTCCACTTACATTTTCTGCCAAAAAGAACTTAGGCTTAAATTCCTTTAGGATTCTGATGTAATCAAAGAATAACTGTCCACGCTCATCTTCAATACCTCTAAGAGCACCTGCTTCGGACCAAGACTGACAAGGCGGACCTCCAATTATTCCGTCTACTTCTCCATCAATATACTGTGCAATATCTTCCCTGGTTACTTTTCTAACATCACCCTCAATCAATTTTGTCTTAGGATGATTTGCCTTAAAAGTAGCCCATATTGTTTTATCAAATTCGTTAGCAACCGGAATATTAAATCCCGCTCTTTCAAAGCCAAGATCAAGACCACCACAACCACTAAACAAACTAATTACATTCATTATTTTTCCTCCCATACCTTTGAATCAACTTCAAAGGAAATATCGTTCTTTTCACAAAAATCCTTGATTTTCTTTAATGCCTGATAATTCGGAATTGCCTTTTCATTTTCCCAACGATTTACTGTTGAAAAAGAGACACCAATCGCATCAGCGAACTCCGTTTGATTCAACAGACATTTTCTTCTAATATCTTTAATCTCACTGCTTATACTCATGAGTGACCTCCTTATCCATTTATATAGCGTTATTATAGCATATTTAACGCAAAAAGTAAATTGATTTGAGCGTAAATTCCGCACCACCAATTAAATAAATATCATAAGACGTGTACCTAAATACGGACAGCTAAAATCAATACTTTTGTCTTACCAACCCCAAATCAATACTTCTGTCTATCCAACTATAAAAATCAACCTCTTTGCAGCTCCCAAAACGCACAAAATCCGAGGACCTGGATTTACACCCAAATCCTCGGAAAAGCCTTATATTTCAAGCGTTTTCACACTATCAATTATGTACTTTAGTCAACAGAACCACGCTCTCAACATGGCACGATACCTCGATATGAATGTCGGCGTTCGGGGGAACATATCCAGCCGATTTAATTGCTCTCGGCTAAAACTTTTTCGTTAAGACACCTGCGGAATTCAACAAGCAGTGACGGTG